AGAATTCCCGCCTTAAGCGGTCTCGATAGTTCATCAGGCGGGAAATTGAGTTTCTAGGAAAGGGAAAGACTATGACAATGCTTGTTCACTATAATTCCAAGAAAGAGTTGAAGGCCGCAATCGGTCAGCCACTCAAGTACACCGAAACTTCAGCCTTCGGTCCAGAGTATTCGCCGAACGGCGAGTTCACAGTCGCTCGCCGCCCACACCTGCAAGGCGGTGGTCGCGAATTTTTCGCTCGCGTTTCTATGAAAGAAGGAAGAATTGCAAAAGTGGAGTAGAGCCTCATCTTACACAGTGAAAACTGTGTAAGATGAGTTTCTAGGAAACTCGAAGGAAAGGGAAACACCATGACATTAGCATATGAAACTGGAAGTAAGTGGCGCGCCATCTGGCAGGGCTTCATCTCACAAACATATTTCCCCTCGAAGAGAGCGGCCCTGTTGTGGATTTATGAGTGCAATCGGAAGGGAAGGCCGCAATGACCATTGCCTCCAAATTCGTCGAGTTGTGCAACACAACCAAGTTGTCTAACTCTCAATGCGCCCTCCGCGCGGTGCAGGGAAATCGCAAGCGATGGTATTCCGCAATCACTGACAATCTTCGTTTCTTCTACTTCGATGACGGCAGTTATGCCGGCACTCGAACTGCTGACGGCAAGGTGACTGGATCAACAAGGATTGATGCTTGGGAGGTAAAATTATGACCGGCACCATCGAACATTCCAAGGGCGGCACCATCTTCACCGGCGAGGGCGTCTGCAAGCAACTCTTTGGCGACCGAACGCCAGAATATCACCACATCCTAGCGGCTGCGCTCGGGGGCGACAATAGTTTGAGCAATCTGCTTGTCATCTGCCCCCCGTGCCATCGCGCTTTCACCAAGGTTGAGAACAAGCCGATATTCAGAGCGAAGCGCATCGAGGAAAAGCGCAAGGGCTGGCGGGTAAAGCGTTCCCAGTGGCCCAAGCGGTCAATGTCCGCGGAGAACTACGCCATCCACACAGGAAAGGTCCGGCCCGACGACCACATGAGGCAGGCAGAGGAAAGGGCACGGGCGTGAGCGCGCGGATCACCCTTAGCATAGATGAAATTCAAGAAATTAGGGGCGCCCTTCATTCTCGGGAAGGTGACTTTGATTACTTGACTGACGACGAGCGGCTTGCCGTAGAAAACCGGATAGAGCGGATTCTTGCGAAGCTCCACAAGGCTGAAAAAGCCGCTCGTGAGACCGCACACTTACTGGCCAAGGAAATGGCGCTTAATGATGGCTGGACCTGGGAAAAATGCGAGCCTGGCATCCAGCAGACTTACCGTGAGAGCGCCGAGACAATCCTCGAAGGACTGGCTATCGCCGGGCTCTATTTGAGCCGGTCACAGCCCGTCGATACCCCGCACGAAGGCAAAGGGGCAGACACCAATGCAACATGAAATCACAGATGAGATTAGAAAAATTGCGTATGCCGTCACATCACGCATGGCCTATGGCGAGCCAGCCTATTTCGATATTGTTGATGCTGTGTTGCGCGCCGTCGCTCCCCTCATCCGGGCGCAGGGGCTTTGGGAAGCGGCAGAGATAATCCGCGAGGAATGCATTGATATAAACGGGGATCAGTCATCGGCCATGATTGGCCATGCTTTCATCATCAAGCGTTACAACGAGGTAAAGCGCAAAGCACAGCTAGAGAAAGACACCCCATGAGCGACTGGCAGCCAATTTCTACAGTCCCAAAGGACCGCTACGTCCTGCTTTATGACCCCACCACGCCACGCTGGGACGGCAACATGGATGTGGGGAGGTGGTTCGGCGACGATCAGGATGGCTGCTTTTGGTCTTGCGGCGGGCCGAATGGCGGGTTGGAGCTATCGGACGTTGGAACTTCGATCCCCAATCGCTACACTCACTGGATGGATTTGCCGCCCGACCCAGATGAGAAGGACACCCCATGAGCGACCACGAAGCACTGGAGAAGGCATACGAGGCGGCCTTCGCTGGCTGTCTCAACAACACTGAGCGGGACCTGGTCCGTCGTGGGATCTCCGCCTTCCTGGCGGCGCTTGATGATGACGAGAAGCTGGTGGAGCGGTTGCGATACAAGCGGTTCGGTTATGTATCGGGGCAAGATTGCCATGAAGCCGCTGACCGCCTCCAATCACTCTCGGCAGAGGTGGCGGGTTATAGGCAATCATTAAACCGGCTAGGCGATGCCTATGACGCACTCGACGCAGAGAATGCGATGCTGCGCGAGGCGCTGACGCCGTTTGAAGCAATCGCTGCTGAATACGAAGACCGTTTTCTTTCGGAGAAATTATTCGACCCCGAAGCCGTGCCATATGACGATGATCATATGGTGTACGTCGAATTGAAGTATTGCCGGGATGCCCGCGCCGCACTCAGCCCTTCCGCTTCGGAGAAAAAGTGAACATCTCTCGTCCTCCCCTTTCCCATCTCCAGATCACCACTCTCGAGATGCTCAACGGTGAGAAACTCTTCCAACCCCTTCCAGCCATCATCGCTCAGTTCGACGAACTCATGAAACTCGGATTAATTGAAATTTGGCCAACTACACAGATTAATGACTACGGTATCGCGTGGCTCGAACATCACCATAGGAGAATAAATTGACGCCTACTGAAGCTGCACTCGCCTTATCAAAACTCGTCACCGCCGACGAGTCCTACTTCATAGAAGCTGTTAACAAACAGCATCAAGAACTCGATTGGCTACGCGCCCGCCGAGACCAAGCCCATGCCTTCGTCAACCGCCTCTTCGACACTCTCGAGGACGCGGCAAAGACGAAACTTGAAAATTTGTTGACGCACACAGTCGAAAATGGGCTCGTTCCTGCGGAGCAGCCAAAGGCTATCGTAAATCAAACAGAGGAGATAACATCATGAGCTTTTTTCAAGAAATTGCCGACCTTCAGTCTCGCAAATGTGAAATCTCAATGCAATTCGGCGACGGCTCTTGGGCCGTTCGCATCTCTCACGAGTCATCTTCGACAGAACTCCTCGTCCGCGACTACAGCTTTCACTATGACGATAACCACAACCTTGAGAACCTGTGGAACAAGGTCCACACAAAGTTTATGAGAGCCGCGCAGAATGGCATCGCCTTGCAACTCGAGGCGCCAAAGTGAACTCGCTCTCCACAAAATACGTCGAGGACATTCTTCTCGAAGCCAATCTCCTTCCCATCCCGCTTCCCCGCGACCTCCGTGGCATGGTTCAGCTGACGCAAGAGCAGCGAACCTTCCTCGAAAATCACGCACGAGACTTGCTTCGCAAAGGCCAGGTGATTGTGAAATTGCGAGAAGACCAAGCCGAGGCCAAGCGAGAACGCAAAGCGAGAAAGAGACTCCGCGATGAAACTCAAGATTGACAAAAACATCCCTCTTCTGCCGCGACAACGCGGCAAGGGATATGTCGCAGTTCACAACTATCCTTGGGACAAAATGGAAGTCGGGGACAGTTTCTTTGTCCCCGGCGACCTCGTTCGACAACGGAATAGAGCAGAAGTTTCGTACTATAACTGGAAGAGAAGATGGAACATCGAAGCCGAGGATTTCAAGATTGAAAGCCGAGCGGTTGACGGTGGCATCAGGGTTTGGAGAATAAAATGAGCGAAAAAGTAAATCATCCTGCACACTACGGTGGCGAGAACAATCCATATGAGGCAATCAAAGTAATCGAGGCCTGGAACCTCGGCTTTCATCTCGGAAACACAGTTAAATATATTTCGAGGGCTTGGAAAAAGCGGAACACACTCGAAGACTTGAAAAAAGCTCGCTGGTATCTCGACCGTGAGATACAGAATATGGAGAAAGGAGGATGAAATGCGAAATCGAACTCTCTCCGCATGGTGAGCTTCGCCTCCACTTCCCTTACGAAACAGGCCTTTCAGGACATCATATCGACATCCCTCCCACGAAAGGCGGGCTCGAACTCTTGATCGAGACCCTGCAGCGGCACGTTAAAGGTGAGAAGCGGATCGCCGAGCAGGGCGCACCAACACAATGGCAAGTTAATAAGATGATGAAAGAGCACGAAAAGAAGCCGAAGAAAAAGCTCGGAGTTGATGTGAGTGGGTTGGCAGAGGAGTTAGATTTGTAATGCCTCCATCAAAAAACATCCGTTCCTACGATCATGTAACTCGCGTCCTCGAGGCTGCCCTCCTCCAAGATGGCGCCGAGTTTCAAATCCGCCCCGACTTCGACCCGCGCGGAGCAGCTATTCAGGGTTCGGCCGAAAAGAAGGCCTTCGTTTGGAGGAGAGACGCCAATTATCTCCGAACCCTGCTCCGCAGAAGCGACCCGCTCAATCAATGCAAGTACGACTGCTTTCGTATCCTCCTCAAGGGCCCGACAATTATCCTCGAAAAGAAGGACAATCAGGATATTGGAACCCTGCTAGATAAGAACGGAAAGGAAATCGAGTTATTGAAGATTGAGGAAACTGAGACAGTGAAACTCGACGTGAATGAGAGATTGAACCTGGCCCTCGGATTGCTGGAGGAAAAGTGATGGCGGATTTCAATGAAATGGTAATGAACCCTGATATTCAAGAGGCCGAAAGTCACAAGTACTCCGATCTCATTTCAATGGTTCTTCCACTCGAAAGTGGCAAGTACGCTTTGTTCGGCCCGCACAGGAAACTTTATGTAATTGTCGATGACTGGTTTGATCTTGGTGCTGAACTTAATAGCAAAGAATACAAGGAGTGGAAAGACAAAGAAGTCGCAAATCTTCCTGTCTCTCCCTCCATGAAATACGAAGACATTCTCGAAGTTAAAGTTGATGTAGGAGATCTTGGATTATGATCGAAGGAGCAGTTGGAAAGGTTCCCACAAATATGTGGACGGCCTGCGTTGAAGTTAGAACGCAAGGCGCAATTGGAGTTTATCATCAACATCTCTTAACTGTAAGAGCAGAACCTCGAGATATTCAGCGTTATATTTTCGAAGACCTTGCTTTTCTAAAGTTAGAACCCCGTTTTATACTGTGGATTGGAAAGGTAACGCAATGAGTTTCGATCCCACTCCCGAGCAAGCTGCCATCGTCACTGCTGCTCGCATGATGCAGGACAATCTTCTCGTATCAGCCTTGGCTGGCGCAGCGAAAACATCCACTTTGGTACTCATAGCGAAAGCACTTCCAAGTGTACCAATGTTATGTTTGGCCTTCAACAAAAGAATTGCCGAAGAGATGAAAGAGCGTCTCCCCGGCAACTGCACCGCCATGACCCTCAATTCCCTCGGTCATCGAGCCTGGGGCGAATACTTAGGTAGAAGAGTGATGCTCGACAAGGACAAGAACTATAACATTCTAAAAGCCCTTGTCGATAAACTCCCGAAGGGCGACCAAGGCGAAGCCTTTGAACTCTTCGCTGAGACTCTCAAAGCCATGGAACAGGGAAAAGCTGGCGGCTACGTTCCCACAGGCCACCATCCTCACGCCAAACGCCTTGTGGACGACGACGACTTCTTCGCCTCTCTCGAAGAAATCCCCACGAAACTGCAGGAGTCCCTGCTTCGCGCCGCAACCTTGCAATCCATAAACGAGGGCCTCGATGGCAAAATCGATTTCAGCGATCAAATCCTTCTACCAACTATTTTCCCAGCAACTTTCCCGAACTTCCCTCTCATTCTCGTTGACGAGGCACAGGACCTCTCTGCACTCAATCACGCCACTCTCAAAAAGCTGGTGCGGAAGAGACTCATTGCAGTTGGAGACGAGTGCCAAGCAATATACGGATTTCGAGGTGCGCATGAAAACTCAATGTCTCTTCTGAGAGAAACCTTTAATATGACGACTCTCGGCCTTTCCATCTCATTTCGTTGTCCTAGTAGTGTAGTACGTGAAGCCCAGTGGCGCGCCCCTCACATGCGCTGGCCTGAATGGGCAAAGGAAGGCACAATTACTAAAGCAAAAGAGTGGGACAAGGCGACCGTTCCTGACACAGCGGCCATCATCTGTCGCAACAACTCTCCACTCTTTTCCATGGCCATGAAGTTACTCAAGAATGGCCGTCGTCCTGAGATCATCGGCAACGACATTGGGAAATATCTGGTGAAGGTAATGAAGAAGTTCGGCGCCTCATCAATTTCTCGTGATGAAGTTATCGTCGCTATTCAAGCGTGGGGCGAAATGAAAATCAAAAAGAGCCGCGATCCAGGCAAGGTCTACGATCAAATGGCCTGCATGACGATCTTCGCTGAAGAGGGGGAAACGCTCGGAGATGCGATCGCCTACGCTAATCACTTGTTTGAAACTCAGGGGCCAATCCGTTTGATGACAGGTCATAAGAGCAAAGGCCTTGAGTTCGATCACGTTTTCATCCTCGATCGAGAATTGGTTCGAGTTGATAGTCATCAACAAGAACGAAACTTATTGTATGTGATGCAAACTCGAGCGAAGGAAACATTAACCTACGTTTCGAGTGAGAGTTTCTTTGATGAACGAGCAGAGTCCTAGGTATGGCTTCACAAATGATCCGTTCGCCCATACTTTTCCCTGCATTATTAATTTGACAACCCCACCGAGATCGACTATTATCATGATGTTCAAAAGTTTGCCAACAAAGGAGACACCCATGGCAACGAAGAAAATTACCATTAGCGGTCGCACCTATGAGGTGTCCGCACCTTACGCCGAAGGCCACACGATTACTGCGGCCGAGGCTCGAACCCTTAATCAGACTCGTGCAGAGAATATCGGCAACAACTTCCGCAAGGCGATTAAGGAAGCGGGAGAAGACGAAGCGAAGCTGAATGAACTTGCCTCCAGCCTTGCAGCCTACGATCAACAGTACAACTTCGCGACTGGTGGCGGCTCTGTTCGTGCAATTGATCCTCTCGACAAAGAGGCCATTCGCATCGCGAAGGCCGCAATCAAGAACACCATCACCGAGAAGGGGCACAAGTTCAAGGACTGGATCGCGGTCGAAGGCAATCAGGAAAAGTACGACGCGGCCGTCGAGCGCACTTCTCAGCAGGACGACGTGCTCAAGTTGGCTCGCAAGGCCCTCGCCGACAAGGAGAAGCAGGCGAAGGTTTCTGTTGACCTTGGATAAGTTGCGCGCCGCTTAATTCCCTTTCGCGGTGCAGCAGGGACAGGTACGGGCACCCGCTCAAGCCTGTCTCGCCCCCACAGTCTAGTTGCCCAACCGCCGGACTGTGGGGGCACAACTTTCAAGGAGTTCACAATGGAATTTGAAACAGTTCTTCGCGGCCTTTCTTTCCGCCCTCTCGCTGCCAAGGAAATCGCCAACGCCCTCACCGAGGGCGCAGGGCTTAAATTAGAACGTGAGCCCTTCAACCAATTCGATACGAATGCAATCAAGGTTCTCGATCCTGAAACTGAGGAACACCTTGGATATGTGGCGAAGGAACACGCGATTGAGATCGCTCGCCACATGGATGCCGGTCATCAATTTGAATGTACTGTAACCGGCTTCATGAAAGTTGGGATGCCAATCCTCACTATTCACAACGATGAGGATGACGCCGACAACTACGAGATAGGGAATGAAGATTGATCCCCTTCTTCTGTCATTCCTCTTCGAGGCGCTAAAGGCGGAGCACGGCATTGTTCTTCAAGACTCCCATCCCATCTCCCTTCGTCAACGTCTCTATGCCGTCCAGCGTTCCGACCCTCAA